AAATGGTTTTCTCTGTTCTTGAAGCATCTGCAACCACCAGATGCGTGGTCATCGGGTCAAGGTTGCGTTCCACACACTCAACCGATGCATAAAAGCTCTTTAAATCAATGCAAAGATACACCCTGCCCATACTCCGCCTCCTTTTCCTGATACTATATTTATTATGTCTTATTTTTTCAGATTTGTCAATAAAAATTCTGATTTCCACCCATTTTAAAATGAAGAAAAAAAATAAAATTTTTCTTCAAAAAAAGCTTGACAAATATTTTCTTTTGTGCTATAATTTTTATTGTTGTCATGCGAGGGTGGCGGAATCGGCAGACGCGCACGTTTGAGGGGCGTGTGGTTTTACCTTGCGAGTTCAAGTCTCGTCCCTCGCACCACCATTTTTCATATTGCGGAATAGTGTAAGGGTAGCACTAGTGACTCTGACTCACTCTGTTCGGGTTCGAATCCTGATTCCGCAGCCATTAAAAAACGGCTTGAATACTACATTTCAAGTCGTTTTTTTGTTTTCTTGTTTTTTGTGTTTGTATATTATTTGTATATTACAGGCTCATTCTCATATGTTTGTCCTACAAGAGCAACATCACAACATACAAGCCATTAACATACATCTACAACTCATTATTATCACCGATTTTGAGTGACAATATGGAATCAATTTTTCGATTCCAACGCATCAAGTCTTGACATGATGCCAGACAAATCCGGACTTTCGCACATTTTCTGCCAGTAATCATTGACGTTTTCATTTTCGGGTGGTGCGTTACCAACGGTGTTCTGTTTTGCAATCCACGATGCTCCCTGACGATAAACCAAGTCGAGCATTTCGTACTCCGTCTCTGCGTTCCATTCGCCTTTCGGCATGATTAAAATTCTTCCTGCACTTGCCATTTCTTTATTCCTCCTTTATAGCCATGCTATATACTTTCTTTTTACTCCATTATGATTAGCTCTATGATAATGGTAACCTATATCATCCATTGCATGAACAGTAAATCCTTTCTCTGTTATTTCAACTTGCCGATGTTTTCCTGCAATTTCTTCTCCATCTACAAATAGACCGCCATAAAAACTGTATGTACCTCCATACTCCATGCTTATCCTGCCGTACTCATCGGTAATCAGTACAGCTTTTGGTCTTCCACCTAAATCTATTTCCAAAACATCACCATTTCCTATATAAGTACCAACCTTAACAGATGCAAGAAGGAAGGAAATTTGGTGTGTATGTTCAGTTGCGGTTTCTGATAAATCGGAAATATTTTTTGCATGAAGATTTGAAGTTTCCTTCAGATTAATTATTTCGTTAGAATGCGATATACTTATATTTTGCAGATTCTGAATATCCACTCCTTTTTCTACAAGCCATTCCTGAACCACCCTGCCAATTTCATCCACAAACGTATATGCCTGACCCTCTGCATCCAGACACCCTGTTTCAGTATTCACCTTAAAACTGAATGACGGACTCACATATTCGACCTCGCCTGTGCTAAAATCTACAGAGAATGCAGTATATATACCATGCAACCGTGATTCCTCAAACATTTCCTGTGAGTTTTTCATGATGTCCTTTGCAAGCAAAGCCTCACTTCTTGCCACATTTGAATAGAACATCGAATTGTCTGTATCTTCTCCTGTTCTTACACCGGTTCCGCCATGTGCAAATGATTCAGACAAAAGCACATCACCCTTACAAAAAAGTCTCTTTAGTACATCTGTTTCATATGTTGTTTTATCAGCATAATATGCCTTGAACATACAATCAGATGTTAATTCAATTCGTTCAAGTCTTCTTCCATATGCCGCATCTGCTTTTGCGATAAATTCCTCAATCGCAGTAAATGTTGCCTTGACTTCTTCTCCGTTATCATCCAAATTGCTCTTGGTTACCTCTACGGCAAATTGAGGTGTTGCAAGAACACTTTTTGCACCTTCGATACTTGTTTCAATGAGTTTTATCTGCATTGTTGTAATGCCTTCCTCTTCAATCGGAAGAACCTCATACACAATCTTGTTATCCTCGATTGTACAAGCATTAATACTCGGTTCGGTCGCACTCGGTGTTGTTACATACATCATTGCGACTACTCTTTCTAACGGAAAATCATAGGTATCTCCGCCAGACATCAGGCTAATTTCAATTACTCTTGACAATTTATCTGCCGTTTCAAAGCCTTGCAGCAGAAATTGTGTACCGTTTTTGTACACATCTAATGTTTTTCTATAGATTATTCGCTCCATCTAAACTCCTCCTTTTCTTAATTATACAACCATCAGTAGGGTATATGCTACCCCACCGTGGTTCTTTTTCATTCAATAATATCACGCAGCAAATCGTTCAGATCATCCTCTGAAAGCAAATCCAATTTATAGAAAGCTGACATAGTATCCCTATATGCATTATAGAACGGCAATCCGGATAAGTACGATATTGTTTTGAGTGTATTTTTAATTGTTGTAACCGGGTTTCCGCCTCCGGAAAGAAGCTTACCCCAACTTTTTACCGTATAGGCAAATGTATCCATCCATTGCGTATCCAGACGAGAGGAAGAAAAGCCTCGGAATGCAGAAATCAACTCTTTTAGATACGGCAATTTTGCTGTGATGCTCATGTCATATCCAAAATTTGACAAATACAGTTTCATGAAAGTCTCAGCATCCATTTCTTCATCGTCATCCTCCCGATAAGCATCAAAACCGGATTCTATCAATGCCGCAAACGCATTTGTTATTGTATAGGTCCATAATGTTCTCAAAATTCTTTTGACATTCTTTTTGACAGCCGCATCTGTTCCGACTCTTCGTTTGTCAAGTTGAAAATCCATAATTGCATCACGCAACATATTATAAGCAAGTGTTGGTTCTGATGCAAATGCTGATAAGAATTTATCTCTTCCGTCCGTACTTCTCATCAGCTGACTGCGTGTCATTGTGGAGTCTACTACTTGCGTTTCGTAAATCACTTCACGCAACCGTTTTCCAACTTCTGTGAAAAATTCCTGACTTCCAACTTTTAAATCCTTTCGTTTGTCCCGAACTTCCAATTCACATGCATTCCATAAGAATCCCCATGTTATCTTATCTGCACGTTCCGCACCCTTCATTGCTCTTTCTACCCATTTATCTTTTGCAGATTTGCTATGCTTTATCTGTTCTGCAACGCCTCTTTGAATATTGGTATCATAATATCCAAGAGATTTCCATTGAGCAATACCGCAGTACGTTTCTGCCTGTTTGATTTTTGGTTTATGTATCAATGCTCTTGTCAAGTATTTCGCATCCAGAACCGCATATGCTCTGACATAGGATGTCGGTTGCAGAAAGACAACTCTAAGATTTGCACCAACTGCTGCTATTTTTGCATTGGTAAAGAAGCCTTTTCCGAATGTGTCTCTGCTGACATCATTCTGACCGTTGATATCTCGCAAAAAGGTTGTAAAATAGCTCTGACCGTCTTCTCCAAATGCCCGGCGGATGGATTGTTTCACGCCAGTCGTATTGAATGTGCCTTCTGCAATATCTTCTTTTTCGGTGTAATTGTACCATTTAAACGCATCCAAAACCGGAAGAGCTAAAGAATGATACTTTGCCATATTGGATGTATGTTTTGCGAATACATCAAAAATATCACTTACAATGATTCTGTTTTTTGAGTTCGGGTCAATACTCTTTGTAAAAGACATATTCAGAATCCGGAACAAACTGTCCTGCTGTTCTGTCGCATCATCGTTTGCAATATTATCCTGGTCTGATTGAATCGGGAAATAATTCTCCTCACCAAATGCACGATAACCAAACCGACTCATCGAAACCTCATTTCCCCATTCCGCACACACGGTACTCATAAAATGCTGTAATTTCTCTGCGACTTCTTTCTGTCTCTTTGTAAGAGAATTTAAAATTGCTTGCAGCGATTTTTCTGTCAGAAGAATTCCTTCCGATTGTGCAATAATTTCTCCTTTTTTGGTCTCAATGTTTGCAATTCTGATACCACCCTGGTATAAATGCAACTGTCCTTGTTGACGCCGATTCAGACAGTATAAAGACATTATCTGTGCAACGGTCATTTGTACCGTTTGATATTTCGGTTCATATCCGGGTGTTTTCATTTCTGTCGGTCTTGCAGGAACCAGAATTTTGAAGGACTTAATTTCATTTTCCCATGTCTCAACTTCCTTATCGGTATAAACACTATTTGTAAAATCAATGATTTTCTTGACATTAAACGCAAATTTATCCCAACCATCCTGCAAGGCTTCAAAAATCTTTTTTCCACCCTCACCAAACCATTTAAACACAGACACCGGAAGAACATTGTTCCAATTCATGAGCTTTTGAAGGCTTCCTCTCCTTCCTGCAAAGACCTTTCCCTCTCCCAGCTCATCCATATCCTGCATAGACTGTTGAGATAGATTCGCAATGCCCTTTGCATGGTTCACAACATGAAACTGATTCAATTGATTGACTGCGTGTTTGATAGCTCTTACCGTCTTATCAAGAGTTTGTAAATCTTCAACAGACATCCGATTCAGGACGAATTCATTGTCTCCGAATTGATTGCGGATAATATCAACAGCCTTAACCATTCTCTCTATTTCTTCATCCAAGCCTGTTCCATAGAGAGCCACAAGCTCACCCTGCACACTTCCTGCTTTAGAAATCATGTCCTTAACATTCCGAAGAGCTGTGTGGAGAGAAATATCTTTTTGAGTCGGGATTCCCTTATCAAGCAATCTCTTTGAAGAAAAATCAATTGCTTGCAATAGCTCGATTACAGGCTCACGCATAATCTCCGGAATGTGCTTATCTTTAGAATTTTTTACAAGCATCTCGTTCAGAGAAAGTGCATTTGCTGTAATCCTTTGAATCCGAGTTTTCCTCTCCGCATTTTCCTTATAGCTTGTCAACCTTGCCTTACCAAGTTCTCTCGCTCTTGCTACTTCATTTTCTTTTTGTTCCCGTAGCTTTTGCATCAGCTTTCCAAAATGAATATCATCTGCCATCCTTTGCTTCTTAACCTCATCGCTTGTCGTCTTGCGAAGCTCACTCATAGCCTTTCGGTGTTCTGCACGAATTTGCTTAATTTTCTCAGAATACTTATCTGCGGTCGTTTGTAACCGGGAAACACTCCAATAGTTCGCATAAATCTCGATGGCAATACTTCTCATTTCCTCTTCAAAGTCATACTCTGCATAGATTTCAGATGCTCTTCTTGCAGTTTCAACGGCTTCAAAAAGTTGTTGTACCATGTCATTTTCCGTTGCTTCTGCATCGAATAATTCAGGATACATACTCGACCATTCCTGCCATAGTGATTCCAACGGAACACCGTCATTGGCAAGTGTTATTTTGCCCATAAAATTACGATTCCAATTCTTGCCATAGATATGTGCCGCCTCTGCCTTTTGAGCCTCAGAAAAGCTTACCCTTGTCTTACGGAGGTTTTTCAGAATTGCCTTGTGATACTCGTCAACCGTAACCACAGGCTTGATTTTAGCCATAACATCCCTTGCAACCTTCATGCACTTTGCAAACACCCCGTCAGAGGATAGATTTTCGGAATCCTGCATGAATGTGTAAACCTCTTTGAGCATTCTTGCAAGCTCTACTTTGTCAATGCCACTATTAAATGTTTTGCGGATATGTCCTGCGGCAGCTAACAAGCTATTATTGTTAAAAATTCTGCCTTTGGTGACTTGTTTTTCAAGCTTTAACATCTCATTCAACCGCTCGATGTCTGCTCTTAGAATCTCATTTTCGCTTTTGATTCGCTCATTTTCACCCATGACATCATATACTGAGGTGTCGTCACGGTCGGAATACTTTGTATTCGGATTTTCTGAATCAAAAGTTCCGATGTTGTCTGTTGCAGACTTAATGTTTTCCGGTTTCAACACGATATACTCGTTAAATCCCTCACCAAGCTCATCATCTATAACACCATCGTAATCATGTGCAATCAAATAGTCATAAGCCTTACGATAACTTCCCTTTTCTTTGGCAAGAGCATACACACTTCCCTCATAAGGATTGGTTATCTTAATATAATATTCCCCAATAGTTCCACCATAAGCGGCACTATCATCAAAGCTTTCCGAAAAATAGAACCCTGGCAAATCATAATCAGGTGTCCCATCCCAACTTCTTGATTTTGTAATGTCAAATGTATCAAATTTTGCATCTGTGCTGTGATATACCAGCTTTGGTATACCTTTTGCATCAACAACAATACTTGCTTGCTTTGGTTTAAATTCCTTATCATACCTCTTGACAAATCCAAACAAATCTGCTACACTATAGTTGGTAGTTGATATGTCATTTGTGGAGCCGCCGCTACGAGTTTTCTCGAAAGTGCGTCCGCCGACATTATCAGCTACTTTTTCTATATATTTCAGATTATGAAATCTCTTATTTGAAGGTTCTCTTTTACTTTGATAATATTCTTCTACTGTGATTTTGTACAATGCAATCGTTCCGTTCTCATCTATTCCCAACGCATACAGTTTGTGGTCAAACATTATCAAGTCATTTTTAGCATTATTACTATGATGTTCATGAACCTCACTATCAAGGAAAACTGCATTCTCTATAAGCGACCTAATTCCTGAAAGTCCATATTCAGAAAGTCTATTTTCTCCCGAATGTGAAATTGTGTTTGTTTCACCCTCACGAGATATGCGTATAATCCATTTCGTATCAGAATTAACCACATCGCCTCTGTTTTTCTTTCTTTCTTCGTTAGAGTCGATATATTGCGGAATATCTGCTAAACCTACTTTTGTTTTTATATCTCCCTCTCTCCAATCGCCAAACCAAGCTCTGAAAAATGGGGATTTAATTCCGAGTTCTTTCCACATTTTTCGTGCAAACGGTTCTGCCTTTTTCATATCAGATGTATTAAATTCATTGATTGATTTTCTGCCAATCGAACGCAAAGTTTCAACATCCGTCTGTGAAACAATATAGGAATCATTGTCTCTATCCGAATAACGAATATCCTCATCCTCAGTCGGATTCAGATTATCTACACTCTTTACCTGCTCCGGGTAGAATGTGACATAAGAAATCCCACGGCTGACAACCTCATCACCATAACCACCAACAGAACCTTCATCGAGAATCAATCCGTCATAATCATAGCCGTTTTCTTCTAAAAACTCCTGCAGGTCAGCACCGTCCATCCAATCAGGCAATCCACTTTCCATAAGGTCTGTCCCCATGCCCCATTGTCTGTAATATTCATTGTAGAAAATATCCCTTTCTGCTTTATTCCTTGTATCAAACGGCTTTTTGATATTCAGATAAACAGCATAGGTGTCCGGATTGTCAGCTGTCTTTTTATATCCCAAACTGCTTGCTCCCTGATTCTGATATCGGTCAGCATACCATTTGTGTTGAGTAAAATATGTACCGCTTTTGAATTTTGTGAATCCTGCATTTGGTGTGCCATGATACATCACAAGCAGATTTCCGTCCTCATCACGAACCGCAGATTCCTTGAAATATTCCTGCTGTGCCGGCGATAATTCTCGACCGTCTGAATCCCTGTCAGAAAATTTAGTATTGACATTTTGGGGAGAATCGGGTATACTATCATTAGAGGCATTGTTCTTCTGTCCGGCAGACTTTTCTGCCGCACTGGAAGTCTTTTTAGACATCCAATCAGATGAAACGGTGTCTTTTTTTATACCTACAATATCATAAAGGTACTTTCGACCATCTGAAGCATTGCGTATAAGAAGTTCCGCATTATATATATTTGCACCTATCACTTCACCTTTTGAATTCTTTACAGAAAAACCAAAACGTGTATTATAACGATACATCCCATACTTTGCATCTTTATTAGTTATGTGTTTTGTTTTTTCCCATCTTCGATTCGTAGCAATCTCAATTATTTCTCCAATATTGGAAGCAACCCTGTTCTTGACCTTAATTATATTGGGATTTTTTTTCAAAACCGATTTGGTATATTTGGATTGTGTATACTCTCCCGGTAAATCCTCACCAATATATACCTTTTGCCCACTCTCGATTAAAGTATATACATCTCCGATGTGTTCAGCTATAAAGTCAGCAATAAACTGATGAACAGGCTGTCCTTGATTTGCTTTAAGAATGTTGTCATCAATCCAAACCACCTGCCTGCCATTAACAGAACGAGTCTGAAACTTTATATCATCAATATTTATTTCACTCCCATACACACCGCTCTTTTCCAACACCTGATTCGCCTTAACAGACTCTACAAGCATCTCATCCCACAATTCGGAAAGCTCGTCCAGTTTTTCAGCACATTGTCTCATTTGCTTTGCTTCATAGGAACCGGATTGATACTCAGAAAGAAGTTTAGATATCCACTCCTTCAAATTTTGAATGACTTCCTTTATTTTTTCAATAAAGGTTTTCTGCTCCGATTCAGACAAGGATGCAAACATCTTCTTCCCTTGTTCACTTCTCGCAAGCATATCCTCGCAGGCTCTTGCGATAATTTCACTTCTTGCAAGCTTTTCAGTAGCTTTTTTGCCATGTTTCGCTTCAAGCCTTATGATTTCTTTGGCAATTCTTGTTTCTTCGGATATACCATCAGCCTCTTGTAACGTAGTAAAAACAAGTTCATTGATTCTTCTCCACAGTTCCGGAGACTTTTCTTCCATCCAGTGCGTTGTCTCATGCGACATAACAGGAATGATGGTATCCTCCAGTTTCGCAACATGGTCAATTCCGGCATAAATATCCAGTGTAATTGTGTTATTATTCACTTCATATGCTCCATTGATACCCAATTCCAGTCCATTAGAAATCAATCTAAGATTCATTCCTGTTGCCTGTGCAAAGCCTTTTACAAAGGTGACCGCCTGTTTTTGTCTGGGCGTTAAATCCTTCCAGTTGACCTTTCCCTCGGCAGAGGCATTCTCATAATCAATCACAGAATCATCAATCAAACCTTGATATGTCATGGTATCTGCCATTTTTTCATGAAGCTTTTGGATTCTATCCGTTTTTTCTGCATCCATCTTGATTCGTGTTTCTGCATAGATTGCCTTTACTTGCTCTGTAGAAAGCACGCTCTTATTTTTCAGAATGGTGTCATAGGTGTAGTCATTCCTTGCATACGCCGTCACCAGATGAAATGCTGTTGCATATGCATCTACATCTGCTTTTCCATCATATTGTCCGACAAACAGATTCGCAAAATCGTCCCCCTCCTCCTTTGCAATCTGTTCTGCAAATCCGACCAGTTCCGCATCCTTTTGAGAAAAAGTCATATCATCGACTAATGTTTCACCATGATTGGTAATGACAACGGTTTTATCCTTGTCTGTTCTGATTCCTCGGATATCGGCTGTTGCATCTGCTTTCGTTACTTTAGTTTCTTCCCCGGTATGAAGCTCTTTCACTCTTTTTGCTACTTTGTTTTCTGCTTCAAGTCCGGATAAACGTGCAATCGTTTTGCCTGCTTTTGCTTTCTCCTCCTCGGTAGACTTCCGGGAGAACACACCGACTGCATCCTCTTTTGCCTTGGAGTAGAGATTTCCCAACTGTGCATCGGTAATGTTTTCTGCATTGATGCCTTTCTTTGCATATCTGGTGTATGCTTCATATGCTGATGCTGTCTCCGGGTCAGATGCAATGTCAAACAAATCTGATACACGTTCATTTGCTCTGATTTTCTGTCCCATATTTTTATTAAAAGACGATTCATGATAAGAGTTAATCGCAACGCCTCCACCTTCCAGAACACCACCGGACAAAGCACCAAGCAAGCCTGAATAAACAACCTCACTCCAATCTACATTTTCTCCGGTTTCATATCCTGCAGCAATATTGGTAAGCAATGGATTTAATACTTCCTGTGCAGCTTCTTCAAATCCCTCAGACAAAGCACTTCCACCCCAACGAACAGCAAACTTTGCAAGACCATTGTCGATTCCGGACACAGCTTTTGACAGTTTACCACTTACTCCACCCAGCTTGCCAATACCACCCATTACATTTTGCAGTGTTGCCTCCGACAAGCCTACAAGCGTGGAATATGTTCTTGCCTGTCCTTTATCATAGCCCAGGTTAAGCATTTCCTGATATGCATTACCTGCGGCAGATGCTCCCATCAGGCCGGCACCAACTTTAGCACCAACAGCAGGATTTATTTTTCCGATTACATAAGATGTCAAAATAGACGGGAGCATATTTGATGTCGTGTTAATTAAATCATACCCCACTTGTCCCAAATTACCATGCTCATATTGGATATCATCTCTGATAAGAGCAGATGCGTTTTGAATTCCGGTAGTTGGTATGTAATCATCTTTTGTATTAAATGCATTGATCATACCTTGCGTAAATTGGTCGATACCTGCAGTATAACCATATGTATACTTGCTTAAAAGACTTTCTCTCTCACGATAAATTTCACTACCTTGTCTTTGCTTTAAACCTTCTTCTATTGACTTTAGATATTCTTCTGCACCTTCTGCATCCTGTCTTCCGATATAATAGTTGTATATTTCAGCTTCGGAATCTGTCATGTACTTTGCCGCCAAATAATTGATATCACTACTCAAAGCACTTCCAATAATCGGACCGTTTTCTCCGGAGATTTTTTCATATCTCTCTAATTCATCAGGATTTGCACGCAGATGTGCTATTTGATTTTTATAGCCACCTTCCCACCAAGGTTTTTCTTCTTCTCCAAGCATCCGACCTTGTTCAGAATATGTTTTATAATCCTTGTCATAATTTTCTGAATTGACATCAGCAACGGAAGATAATTCAATCCCTCTCTGTAACCTCTTTGCTCGATTAAGATATACCTTTTTTTCACCTAATGCTTTTTCAAGATCTTCTCCGCTCGCATATCCGATACTCGCAAGATAATCTTTATACTCATTCAATGCAGCATTTAACGTGTTATCTTTTCTTGCGTACATACCTTTCATCTTGTTTTTGTGTTCATTGGCAGTGTTTACCAAACCTTCAAGGTTTGTGATTTCCTCTTGAATTGCACCAAGGTCGGCAGTTTTCATACCTTCGTATTCCTCTACCTGTTTTTTTGCTTTTTCTACCGCATCATTGTACGCATCCGCACTTTTATACTGTCCGTAATGCCGTTCCAACCCCTCCCAATCATCCAGGATGGATTTGTATGTAGCTTGCAGTTCTGAAAGGTCTGCACCGCCGTGCTTCTTCTGATATTGTTGATATCGTCCGAGTCGGTCATACATATTCTGTACGGATGACAAGGTACTTTTCATGGTGTCTCTCGATTGCCATCCACTATAGGCATCATTTATGGCTTTTGATACGGAGGTTAGGTCGGTTTGCAAAGTGTCCAGCTTAATGGAGTTTTGAAGTGTTCTCTTTTCTTTTTTTGCTTCGTATCTTTCTTTAACACCAATAGAAGATTCTGTTTTAACATTTACCGTATTGGCATTAAGATTTTTCTTTTTTGCTTCGTATCTTTCTTTAACACCCATTTTTGTTCTCCTTTACCACCAAGTAAGTCCTAAATTTTTTTGTAATTTAATTATCCAATTTTCGGCTTCATCCTTTCCCATCGATTTGCTTGCTTCATCCCACAAATCACCCAACGTGTATTCGTTGTTATATTGGTCTTGGACTTTTGCGTTTTTATCTATGCCTCCGCCCCAATTCCATCCTCCGGAATCTACTTTACTCCAGGTCCTTTCATTAAATGGTTTTTGAGCATTGGATATATTAGCTTCATACAAATAATCCGCTTGTTCCTCTGTTATATATCCTGATTGTACCATTGAATTAAGATAATCCGCTCTTTCGTCATCTGTTTTGAACTTAGAAGCTGCTGACGAAATTTGACTTGGAATTTTAGACGTAGCAGAAACACTACCGCCAGAGCCACCGGAACCACCTGATTTTCTCATGTTTGCAATTTGTGCATCATTGACTCGTTTGGTTTCGTCAAACTCTTTTTGCCATGTTTCCTTTTGAAAATCAAACTGTTGTTGATATTGAGAATCACCAACGGCATCTCGTTCTTTCTGATAATCGAATTGTTTTTGTGTCCATGCATCTGTAACAGCATCTCTATCTTGTTGATAGTTAAAGTCTCTGTTCGCAATCGCACCACTTTGTTGCAATCTAAATTGCTGAAGTGCCATGTTAATGCTATCTGACCATTCCTGATAAGAACGGTCATACATTGTGTCTGCATATCCTGCTGTAGCATTATATAGATTGAACGCATCACTTACCATCTGATTATGCTCATTCAATTGGAAGTTTGCCAAGCTGAACGCATCGCTCTTGGTGTCTCTAAATATTCCATAAGCCTCATCATAGGCTCTGTTTCTGTGCTGAAATGTAGCATCATATGCGTTCAAAAGTCTGCTATACTCTCTATCATCTGCATCTGTAAACATACCAAGTTGACGGTACATCTCGTCCCCTTCTGCCAGATGTGCCTCCATAGCCATCTGGTAATACTGTGGTAACTGACTATATGCATCCTCAATAAAGGCATTATACGCCTGATTTCCTGCCGTGGTTGCATAAGAGCTTCCATAGCCTCCGGTCAATGCGGATGCCTGTCCGATAGTGTCCTGCATTGCCGTTTTTCCGCTACTCATAGCAGATGCAAGAGCCTGCTGAAACAATGGGTCGGTATCAGCATCATAGGAAAATTTATCACGTTTCATGATTTTATCCATCATACCTTGTATTTCATCAGAATATGATGTTTTCCCAGATTGAATTTGCTTTAATGCCTGTGATAAGTATGCATCTGCTTGTTTCACCGATTTTGGAGTTTTAAATGTGCTATTCATCTGGTTCCGCACACTATGACTTACAGCATTTTGGTTGGATTTGTTAGTCAGGTTGTTCAACGCACTTACTTTCATCTTTTCTGCATCGGTTACAGATTGAGGCTTGGAATAGTTTTGTGGTGTTTGATATCGATATGTTTTGTCGTAATTCAGTCCCTCTGATTCAATAACACTATTTCTCTCTTTCTCAAGTGCTTGTGCTGTCGAGAAATCTCCTGCAATCACAGCCTTTTGAATTTCCGACTCATAGTCATTATATTTTCTTGTTGCCATTATTTATAAAGCCTCCTTATTTTTATTCACGATCTGCTCCAGTTCTTCTCTATCCTGTCTGCTTTGTACTGCATTGACTCCCAATTCACGCAATTGCTTGACTAACTCCGGGGAAAGATTCTCCGTAGATATATTCAAAAGCGAAATCTCTATCGCTTCCTTTAACTGATTCAGATACCGTACTATCTCATTTATCTTTTCCTCTGTCGTGGTCCCGGTCAGCCGTAAAAATGGCAAAAGGTCAAGCTCCATCATCCGTCACTTCCTTCCTCGATGGTTTTGGTAACTGAATGAATTTTGCAATCACCATTCCCGGCAATTTTGTATTTAAAATGGTCGCACCGTTTCGGGATAACCGGAATGGAATAGGTTCTCGTCCCCTGTCCGCTCATGTTGAATTTATGCTCCCATTCTCCGTTGGAATCATATTGCAGATAAAAATCCACATTCGTTCCAAATTCCAAGGTAATTCTGATATTGATTCTTCCGACATATTTATTATCCGGTGACGAATAACCAATCACTCCGGATTCCACCAGCCAATCAAAAGATTTTTCCTGCTGTTTCTCTGACCCATAGGGCAAAATCGTACCACCAACCGACTTCATGACATATTGATGGTCTATAAGATACAAATCGTCCTGATGCCGACAAAACACAAGAGCCTTTGTGTTATCCTCCTTGCACCAGATTCCCTTTTTCACATCATAAACAAACAAAGAGGATTTTCCGCCTGCATCCTCCATAGAAATATAATACTTATCATGGATGGAGCCAGCAACCGCACGATAATAGGTCACATCCCCCAAATCATCCGAAATTCCATATGGCAAGCTCCCGTTATAGCCGCATACTCCTGTGGTGGATTTATAGTATAGTATCTCATTTAAAACCGAAAGACTTTTTTCCGAACCGCTTTGCACCCCTCTGCATTTGGTTTCCTTTATCTGATGCCCTCCAACCGAGCTTACGATAATTTTAATCAAGCTGTCCTCTTTAAAAAACATCGGGTATCCTAAATAGGTAATCGCTCCGGTAAATTTTCCATCCGAGCCAACAGTTGCCGCCCATGAATCTGTTGAGTTTCCACGGAAACAGTTCCAGTTTTTGACATCCCCCAATTTACTGCAATATATCTCATGTCCATCCCTTGAAGAACCCCAAAGTCGGTTATTGCATTCTGTGACGAAGGACATATCCGGAACCTTTCTCTCAATCCTGAAGGTGACATCCGAATAGGTATCTACTCCACTATCCGATGTCGCTTTGTATATTCCCGGAATAGTGATTCCGTCCTCATCCTGATGAATGATATAAGTATTGGTGAAATATGTGTCCCCCTCCTTATTCACCAGAATATCAGAAAATACGCCTAAGTCTGTTGGTGTAGTTTCTTCTGCTACTGCCGTTTCCCCGGTGGTTGTTTCTTCTTCTGATACAAAAAGTCGTGCCGAAATCTTTACACCGTCCTCTGTACTAAACCCTTTGCCAATGCCCGTGGCACTTATTTTTGTGTATGCAGATACAACATTCATCCAGATTCCGGTCGTACCGGAATAAACCTTTAAGGACGGTTTACCCTCTGAATTGGCAGACATCATATAATCTCCATCATTCGGAGTTGTCGTCTGATAGTATTCTGCATTATGCCATTCTATCCGGTTTCCTGCCGAATCACAGGTGGAAAAGCTTACACCAGTCAAATTGACCGTATTTTCCATATATCCGCATTCCGGGAAAGCCTTGCTTGTATTTGTATTGACCCAAACCTTGTCCGGCATGATAACAATGTATGCTCCCATTTTTGTAAGCATTTTCTCACCACTAAACAAATTGACATTGTTTAGAGTTACTTTTTTCCCGTTTCTGTATAAGGTACTATCATCTACCCACCACAAATCATCTTTATCAAGAAGTCCTTGCGGATTTACAAAACGGTGTACGATGCCACGTTTAGGTCTGGGAGATAATATCGGATAATACTTTGCTGTCATATTCTTCATGTCAAAAAACTGTCCCTCTGAACAAGACAACCGATGATTATATCCACCAAATACATCTGTTGTTTCCCGATATCGTTCCAGCTCCTGAAGATGTGGAAAAAACATAATATCTGCCTCCTTTTATTTGTACAATCCTGCCCGGTAGTTAATCACTAAGCACCGCATCAGCGATTCCGGCAGATTCAAGTCGGCATCACTGTTTCCCTGATAGATACCTCTGGTATAAAGTTCTTGGATGATATCCCGTGCATAGTCCGGAAGCTCAGAC